GGTAAAGGGACCCATCGGGCCGGTTTTACTCGTTGCATATTGGACCCATCTGCCCTTTGCGTGCGGATTTGCAGTTTTCTGGAAATCATATTCTGGATGGAAATAGAGACGACGCGCATAAGGTGTGCTTGAAACGATTGTTACCTTTCCCTCGTTACTTTTCGAGTAGTCTACGTAGGTGCTTTCATTTTGCAAATGTCCGGTGTCTCGCGGAAAGACTTGCGCTTGTGTAACTTCTGTGTGCAGCGCCTCTGCCGTCTGCTCTAATGCTACAACCTGTGCACGTTCCAACAGGTTTATCTGTGCCATGTTCAGCTTTACTTTCGAACTGACCTTTATCATTCCAACCACACCTCCGTGTAATTAACTGTACCATCTGGATTACGTGCCTTTCGTGCTTCCACAATGCGGCGCTTCATGCCAAACACAGTGGCCTCTCCTCCAGAAATGACTGGCAGTTTCTTGCAAATATCTCCCGGAAACAACGCTGTTCCGGTAATCTGAATCAGCTTTTTCTCAGACGTCAAGACTGTCTTGGCTTTGTCCTGATAATTGCAATTTCCGGAATATGTTACTGTCGGGAATGGTTCTCCATAGTCGTTTAATCCTTCCCGATCAATTTGAATACTGATTTGTGTCTTGCAGAGTCTTTGAGGAACTAAGCATGGATATCTCATCTCGCTACCTCCTTAGATTGCCAGGCGGCAGCACAAACCAGTCTGGCATAAAAGCGCATATATATCGCGCCGCATAGCAACTCCATGTTCTGTATATATGTTCCAGCTGCTGCCAAACTGGGCTGATACTCCGTTAATACTGTAAGAGGACAAGATCATGTTGATCTCATCCTCATTCTCAGTTTCAAAGTCTGCCTGCTGGCAAACAACCTCTTTAATTATATCCTGCTGAAACGCTGTTAAATGACCGAACCCCTTAGCGCAAATGCGATTGTATGTCAATGCGTCTACATGCCGTGATGCCTGTCTGAGGGCATTCTGTAGCTTCTCAGGCAGGATACTGCCACTTCCAAGTGTTCCATATTCCTCGGGTGTTACATACGGCGTATACATCAGGCTACCTCAGTGGTATCAACATCAACGTAGATGCTATCAATATTTCCGTCACGACCGTTAGGGAAAACAAAAACATCAGACAGGCTACGGTTCTGGTATAAGTAACCATCACCCTTTGTATGTGCGCCAGGATCAAAATAATAGATACTGGAAATCTTTGGCACGATCTTACAGGTCAGACCACATGCAACCAGAACGTTAATCTTATGTGCGCCTGTTACACCATCTCCCTTACCTGTAGAAGATTCTGCCTTCTTTTTCAACGGCTGGAAACCACCATTCTCTGGCTCCCAGTCAAATGCATCATAGAAGCGCTCATCATCGATAACTTCCATGATCGGAACGCCATCGATCTCGGTTACTCTGGTCTCAATTCCCAGTCCACCCTCTGCGATCTGAGTCATCTCGATTTTACGTGTAAATTCTGTGGACTGTTCAAGCGCATCCATGATTGCACCGGTAACATACATGATCAAGGCTCCCTGTGCCTTATAGCGTCTAAGCTTACCTTTTGACAAAATGTCTTTCAGCTTGCTATACACCTTTCCTTTTGTGTACTCGGATGCTGCTGTCGAAGAATGATACCCCTCTGTCTCCTGAGCTTTCTGCGCGATCTTCGAGAAAAATAATGCGTCCGTCTCCGGAACGACCTGTGTCTTTTCAAAAACCTCGCTGATATTGTGGATAGATGCGGTTGCGTTGGTCTCGTCCACATCTGCCTTATCTACCAGAAACTCAATATCACGGTCATGTGTCAGGGTATATGGCACGTCTTTCTGCGCGTACTCACCCACATTCCATCCACCTTTTCTATCGTGGTTCTTGTAACCAGATGTACTCATCTGTGTGAAGTGGAAGCTCTTGGCACCTACCCATCGCACATTGCTGGTTACAAATGGTGAGGTTAAAGTTCCCTGAATAAGGATTTCTAAAAGATCCTTATTCCAAGTCTGTGCATAATTTAAGCTTGGCATATGCTATGCCCTCCTTTCTTAGTTCCAGCGATTCCAACGGTGTGTTGGGACAGCTGATTGATTGTTGTTTGTCTGCTGAGTGTGCTGCGCTGGATTTCCTCCAGTTCCGATCTGTCGAAAGCCTCTGCCAGAAGCTTCCTGCGGCTTTAATGCGGGAACTTCCTCTAACACTTTATTGAGTGCTGCCTGCACTTCCTCTGCATTGATACTTCCGTCTGTTCCTACGGCCTTGCTGAAATCAGCCAGCTTCAGAACATATGGAATCGTTTTGGCATCCACGCCAAGGCTAACAGCTGCAATAGTGGCAGCTGACTCGATCTGAGCCTGCTGTGCCATCTTCTGGGCTGCTGTAAGCTGCGTCTGCGCTTCATTGATCTGACTCTGCATCCCTGCAACATCAGGTTGCTGTGCCGCTTTCTGCTGCTTAAATGCATTGATTGCCTGTTCCACTTCCTGCTGTGAAAGTCCCTGCTGCTTGAAGTATGCTTTCAGTGCGGTGTCCTCTTTAGCTGCCAGTGTGCCGTCAAGCATCTGCTGAATCTTATCATAGTCGATCACCGGATTTGTTGACTGATTCTGTTCCTGCTGTCCCGATGCCTGCTGCTCCTGAGAAGTGTTCGTGTTATCTGCCATGTTACTTGCTCCTTTCCATTTTAAGAGTGTCACTCTATCATCCATTGTCTTCGGTGTCACCGTCCGCGCACCTTTTAGTGCCGTATCGCGTTTGGGCATAAAAATAACACGCATTGCTGCGTGCCTCTTAACGTTGTTTAATTGTGCTGGCGCAAATTACTCCTCTGTGTAATGTGTATTCGTAAGTTTTTTGTAAACGTCCTCATACAATTCCTGCGCATCGCCATCATATGTGTACTCTGCATAGATTCCATCGCTAGACACAGTTGTTGCTGCAAGGCATTTATAGTTTTGCAGTGTCTTACAGCTCTACACAATGAAAACATTGCTTTCATCAATCTTTTCATCTTCATGTGTATTGTACCATCCTGCCAACTTTTTCTTTACTACGTTTTGAAAATGCTTCATTCCTTTGATAATCATGTTTTTTCCTTTCTTTCATTCGCTGACTTTCTCTGGTAATATCACCCAATCCTCTGCCAGCATATCCGCCTGTGATGCCAACCATCCCATCTGAACTCCGCTGGTACCTACAAAAGCAATAGCAGCATTACCGATTGCTTTGTGATCGCAGTTGACAATCTCTCCATGAGCCGTCTTGTAAGATATTCCAGTTGCCAATTGGATGTACTGTCCCTTTCCATTCCAGCCTTTACGACATACTCTCATTCCCACCTTTAGCGCATTGATCGCTTCTCCAAAATCCATCGTTTTATCCTCTCTTTCTTAAAACTGGGTACAAAAATACCACCAGCCCCTCGACTGGTGGTATCAATCAAATTCTTCCTTCTTTCTTTAGCTGCTCAATTTCTTCTGGAGTCAGCTTACGCGGTTTACTCGGCATAGAAATTCTATCCAAGTAAGCCTCATATGCTTCTTTTTCTTCCTCTGTCATTTTCATGGAATCACCTTCAATTCTATCAAATTCTGTTGTTTTGATATTACTCTAAAAATAACGTCTTTGTCAAGTAGCAATTCCCTTTGCTTCGGGTATTTGCTGATTTTTTCAATATATGCGCCTCTGCTCCCTTTTGGTGCATATATTATTATCTCATATTTTTTTGATAACGCAGCTCCCTTGACAACAGATGTACTGATAAATTGATTTTCTGTAATTATATCACCTACTTCAAAACCCGAATACAAATCTATATCAAGATTTCTGTATGCAATGATATCATGTTTCAATTTATTTCGCTTTAACGCACCTGATATTGTATCAGCATATTCTCGGAGTTTCTTATCTTCTGGCAAATCTCCTCTCAGCATTGCATTCAAGCGTTCAAAAAATCTGTTCGGTTTCTTATCACCAGAATTGAATGTATACTTTTCAATGGCATGTTTTTCTTTTCCAGATAATTTATCAATCCATTCTTGTGATTCATCACGCAACAGATTAACAACCTTTTCCTGTGGGACTGCTCTAAAGTTTGCAAGCGGACGTTTCTGTTCTACGTACTTTCGACTATCTGGAGAGCCTGTTCGGAATCGTACATGTTTCCACTGGTCTCTTTTTGTAGCGTATCGCTCTTGATTTTCCAGATCTAATGAATACCTTGCCAAACGATCATACTTTTCAACCTGTCTCTCTGCATATTGCTGCTTTGCTTCCTGCCGGTTCTTCTCCACAAGGTCGTTCAATTCTTTTTTCTTGAATCGCCCCTCTGGAGGTGTACTGATGCCCTCGAAGTATGTTGTGTGTGAATCTCGACATCGGGGATGATACAGCCCTGCCGCAATGGCGCTACTGATCAGTGGATACTGCTTGCCAGTAACAGGGGATTTTCCGTCCTTTGGACCATTGCTCCACACATCATCAATCATAACCTTGCCCACGAACGGAAGACACTTTGGACACGGATTATCACCGCGCTTATTGACGATCACAGTGGAAATCCCCCACTCCTGCCGCTTCACGCCTTCGCCCTGCAGGTAAGCTCGCTTGCTGGCAGTACGGATTGCCATGTCAGCATAATCAGAAAGCGCATGTCGTGAGCCATTTTTGTATTCGATACAATTAAGCCCCGCTTCCAGAAAGTCCCGTGTTGCCATATCAACGGCCTTCTCGTATGTACCAGCTCCCGTGTTGGCATACACTTGAGCATTATATATGATTTTACGATACTGATCCTCTGCCATGCGCAGGACTGCTGTTTCGGCCTTCTGCATGTCATTATGCGTTGCTTGGATCAATACCTCTAGCTTGCGGTTATTCAGCTTAAAGAATTCTGCTGTCATTCCTGGCTCCACCTCTCGCACTGGGAAGCCATCTTTGATTGCCTGAAGGATCTCTGCCTCCTGATCCATCTGGCCCTCTTCCTCTGCCATGCGTAAAAGTTCTTCGATCTTCCGATTAAGATTCTTGAAAACCTGTGGATATTTCGCCTGATTTTCTTTTTTGAACTTTTCAAACTCTTTTAGTTGCTCCACTTGCCACATGGTCCATTCTTTGTTTTCTTTCTTCTCCCATGCTTTGTGTCTGCTGATATTTCGCATCATCGATGCGATCAGCTCATTCTCAATCGCTGCAAAGGCCTCACCAATATCGTATTCATCCGTTATCTTCCCCATCTGCATTACCTGCCGTTTGAGTGGACCTTAAATCCCTGTCCCTTAAAGCTTCTGATTAGCTCTTTAAGCTGTGTAACACTTTGGCATCGATCACATCGCAGTTCTGCATACCCTTTCTTCTCAATCGCATATACACCGAGTGGAACCTGCTCACTTGCAATCTGTAACAATCCCTCATACTCCTTTTGATTCATTCGATAAGTTCGATTGTTTACTACTACTTTCACTTGCCTCCTCCTCTGTCTCGATCTGCGTCATAAAGCCGCCCATCGACATATTGATGGACGGCTCTTCTAAGTCTTGAATCCCCTGTTCTGCCTTCAATCGCGCAATCTCTTCCTGTTTGCAGTGTTCATCCAGCGTATCTCCATACAGCTCTTCTACGCATCTCTCAATACTCATGATGCCGCTCTGCTTTGCCTTAGCAACTGTCTCAACCTGTGACTCAAATGAGGGATTTGCATATTCGCCAAATGGGACATTGACTTTCACATCTTCAACTGCTTGATTATGTAAGATGTGATCTGCATTGATACAGGCTGTAACTACTTCTGGTAATGTCTCTTGCAATGCCTCCACAATTGCATTTCTGGTATACAGTGTTGTCTTTTCCTTTTCACGCTGTGCCTCAGCATTGTCAAGCTTCTTGGTATCAATTCCTAGTGTGGATGGACTAATGATACCTTGCAGGCATAGATCCAATGCCGTAATGTACGATGCCAAATAACTATCATGCTGAATTACCGGTTGATCGGTGAATACCTGATTCTTCTGGCCTTCGCGCATATCTCCATCTGCTGCAAAGTAACGATTGTCAAATGCATTGGGGCGAATCAATACTCCAGTCTCCGGATCATGTGGCACAAGGCATTCTGGAATATAGCTTTTCGCGCGGCCTGCACGAAGGGCATCCATCCACTGGGACCATGCCTCATCCAGTGCATCATAGCTATCCAATTTACCATCGAAAATGCTTCCACCTCTGCCTTCATATTTTCCTGATTCATAAATCATAAATGGCACAGCAAGCATCACTGAATCATCAAACGCAACGTCATTAAGATCCTTCGTGACTTCAAGAGTCTTAAGATCAACCACTTTGTCATCATGATAAAGTTCATTGACGATATATCCATATCCGTAACGCTCATTTAGAACATATAGCTTGCCTTTGTCTTTGTATGGCGTCTTAAACACAACTTCGCGAATCCGATCACGGACGCGAACAAATTCAACGCGATCTCCTGAATACCATTCAAGAATCGGATACTCACTTACCGTTGTATCAATCGACACCTTAAAGGCTCCATCTCCGATATACAGCGTCTCTTTCAAAGCGCTTTTCAATTTCTCTCTGATCTTATTCTCTTTGTCAATTTCCTTCCAGAGATTTTCTTGTGCGCCACTTTCAAACTCAAAGTCATTCATGTCGGGAAGCACAACCGATACCAACGTGCGTACCGTGAGTCCAGGAAGGCCAGTATGCAGCTTTCGCATTTCCATTCCGGGGCTGCACTTGCTTGCCCAAAACTTATAACGATCTGCATACTCCCTGTTCTGCTCATAGAACTGCTCTAACTCGTTACTATCTCCTCGATACCAGATCCGGTTCCGGATGGAGTGTCCCTCGAAGTCCAGCATTTCGTTAATCTGGAAGTTATATGGATTTGCAGGAACGACATTCAGCCAGCTTCTCAAACCTTTTTTGATATTTTCATTCAATCTCTCCATCCACTTCACCTTACTCACTCCTTGTTAAATCCAATTCTATCTCTGTATGGTATCCAACCATACTGACTGGCATTGATCGTGTGATCATGTCCATCCTCTGGCTCATCCTTATCTTCCTTCCAAGAATAGGTGTCCATCTCAGTCAGAAATGCTTTATACTTTTTCGATAAAACCAAGCGCTCTGAACTCACTAACCATCACCACTCATTTGCTTTATCAAATCATCTAGCTTTGTCTTCTCCTCTGCTAATCCTGATACTTCGACATCCTGCTTGTCTTTCCACTTATCAGGGCGGCGATTCTTTAGCCAGAATATCTGTGCGGTTACGTCTGGTACCACTTGCTTTTTAGTTATCTTCTTTTCAGTCATCATTCCCGACTCATACTTTTCAGACACCTCTTCGTACTCATACCCAATAGCACGTTTCAAAAGTGCATTTTCTACTTGGCGATCTACAACTTCTTTGCCCCTTTTTAGGGTGTCACCTATGTCACCATACTTTACACACCACTCCTGTAATGTTTTTCTACTTACACCAATGTTTTGAGCGATTTGCTCATTTGTTAAGCCGTCCCTCGCCCATCCTTCTAGTTTCAGCAAGCCTTCTGGCGTCAGCCAATATTCATATTTTCCTTTTGCCATCAGACTCACCTCTCTTTCTTGGCATAGCAAAAGCCGCCAGCTTCTGCTGACGGCCTACCTTAGGGAAGAACACTACCCGATGTGTTCAAGATCCTTCGATCTCTATTTTTGATTATATCACACTTTTTTATCTTTTTTATTCAAATTTCAATTTTTGCTACTTTTCTTGTGAATCTAAATGCTCATCAATCCTTTTGCTTACTCCGGACTGCGCCATATGTACTTTTTGTGCGATTTGTTGTTGGCGCATCCCTTCCAGATAACGTAAACGGAATATCCTCTGCGTTTTGCCATCCTCGATTGCAAAAATCCATTGTTCAATCTCCTCCTGCTCCTTCTGAAGCTTCTCGATCCGGTTGGAATACCTCTGCCGCAGGCGCTGCTCTTTGCTATAATTATATCCCGTTACTGTCTGTGGACGTGGATAACCTTTTCTGTAATCAATGATCGTGTCGCTTTCTACCAGTTTTTCCTTTCCTTCCTCGGTACCCATCTTCTGTAACTTTGCCCGCAATTCCTTGATTTCATCATTATTGCTTCGGTACATTTCTAAACGCTCTTTTGTCATATCCATCGGTATCACCTCCTCTCACAATAGCTACTGCTGATTCTTTATAATCTCCTTAAATTCTGCTTCTGATCTCTTTTTAATTTCTTTCTCAAGAAATGGAAGTTCATGCGTAAATACTGGATGTCCCATAATTTCCGTGATATAACCATGCACATCATCAAAGCTTTCACAGAGCAAAATTCCTGTATAAGCAGATAACACTGCCCCTTCTCGTTTTGTCATTGACGTTCTTTTCCCTCCTTGATCCATTTGTGTAACATCCATGCAAAATATGGTGCAAATAACCATCCACAAAAGATTGCCATAATAAACAGCGATATTGATCGATCATCTCCATATTTGTCCCATTCTGGAAGAACTTCTCCAAACGCATTCTGTGTGTACATAATTGCATAAATTGCAATGGATACCAACTCGGCTCCTATCACTATCATCAATAATAAAATCATTTCGTTTTTCTCCACCACTTTCTTTTACTTTGATTTCTCTGTTTAATATTCTCCAGAAAACTAGAATAGGCAACTCTCGCACATTCTTTCTTCACCTCTGCAGGACGTCGATCTGCATATTCGACCATATCTCTAATCATCTGCTGAACACGTTCTTCCTTACCTGGGTTATAACCGTGCTTCTTCTGATAATCTTTCTTTCTCTGTCGTCTATTCATCTTCTTCCTCCGAAAATTTCCATTCAAGAGCCTGTCCACATGTATCGCAGTAGTTAATTCTTAAATCATCCATTCCTACCAGATTTTGGCATATCGGGCATTCATACACTTCATCGTCCCAGTAACTGGTTGGGGTTCTGTGAACCGGTGCCTTTGGAATCTGCTTTTCCATTGCCAGACTTGCCATGCTAAGTGCAGTCGCTAATCTAAAACCAGCTATAGCCATTTGTCTATCTCCATTGTTGGCATTCTTTATGAGTAATCTGGCACTCTCATTTGCACATCTTTCTAAGATTTGCTTTGCCTTTTCAATCTTCATTTTTTTCTCGTTTCTCCTGACGCTCATATTCTTCCTTTGACTTGTAGAACTTGCAATCCTCTGTTGCACAGTACAACTTTGTCAATGCAGTGCAACGATCTGTTTTCCGCGCTCCGCAACGAGCGTCATAGCCGAAGCAATCCTTTCTTACCATGTCTCTCCTCCTCAAATTAAAAATATTGTTATCTTGTGAATTTTCGCAGTGTCTGCCACTTTCTTCCACAAATCGGCATTGGCTACTGGGTTTCCGTTTGACTTTTTCCAGTCTGCCTTTTGCCAGGTACTCAAATACTGGAATCCAGTTTTGATATAGCCACTTCCCTTGATCGTGATCTCGGACGGCTTCACCATGCGGCTTAGACCTGCCAAAACTGCCAAAAGTTCTAAGCGTTGGCGCGAATCTTTTGGTTCTCCGCTCCCTTTTGTCTGCACGATATGTTCTTGTCCTTTCAACACACAACGGAGGGTGGCCGTATAGGCCTTTCCCTCCAGTTTTGTGCTAATCTGCACTGGTATCATCTTTCTCCCTCATCCAAGTAGTTGCGTCCGAAGATCTCCATGAAGTATCCTCTTGTGCCCCAGTGGGCTTCAAAGGCTTTCTGAGCATCTTCGTGCAGGATCTTTCGATTCTCATTACCGTTCATGCTGTCATGGACTGCATTAGAGCCTGTCCGATGACAGGAGATGCAAAGATATACTTTTAATCCATATTTCTCTGAAAGTTTGCGATTTGGTCCTCCGAAACAATGGTGCTCCTCGGTTTGACCAATCTTGCCGCATAGGTAGCACTCACCTTTTCTTGTCATCATTCGTGTCTTTGCCATGTTTCCTCCTTAGTCCATATTCATGCTGATCTGTCCCGGAATCTCTTTATCTTCCTGCGCTTTGCGGATCACATTGGCAATGTTCTTGGCCTGTATCATATGACCTTCCCATGCCACCCAGCGCCCTTCCTCTGCTGCCTGCAAGGCTCTCTCGAAACACTCTTTCATTCGCTCCAACCACTCTTGTGCTGGCGCATTTTCTGATTTCTCTGGCGTGGCATCCTCTACCTTTTCTGGTATTCGTTCACATTTCTCTGGGATTTTCCCCGGTTTTTCCAGCAATCGTTCACGTTTTTCCGTATTTTTCTCCGTTTTTGAGGTTATGCGTTCAGATTTTTCGGGCTTTCGTTCTCGCTCTGATGGTCTTTCGTCCATCTTTTCTGCTTTCTGTGGCGCAACCTTTGGTGGTTTGCCCTTTGTCAAAATTTCCACTGTTTTGGGCTTTGATGGTTCTGGCTGACTCTGTTCCATTGGACGACCATATAAAGCGAACCACGCTTGCTCTGGTGACTTACTAATCGGACAAAGAGCTTGTACCTCCTGAAGCAAAGTTTTTGGTGTATACTCTTTTCTTTCTCCAGTACGCACATTAGTTATGCTGATATCAGTTCCGTCAATAGAAAACATCAGCTTTCCTTTACCCGCTACACGGACCATTGCCATTCCAGAGCCTGTAGGTGCCAAGATCTCCAACAGGGTCTCCTCTGCTTCTGGCTGATGTACCGCCAGAAAAACTTTTGGATATCGCTCTGGTGCCTTGTCAAAATATTGAACCAATACTTCCTGTGCCAGCGTATCAAGTTCTTTCTCCGGTTTCTCCAGCATCACTTCCAGATCTGATTTTTTCATCTCCTCTGCAATCTCTGCCTTAATTTCACGGATCTCCTGACGTGTTGCCTGTACCGGAACTGCTGCGATGATCTCATCTGACAGAGTAAGCATCTCGGCCAGCTTGGTAACTCCAAAAGCTTGATATCGCTCTGCCAGACGGTCAGAATAACCGCCTTCTGAAAAGCGGTCATTGATCGCTATGTAGCGAGATACAATATCTGCTGTCAGACCGTAACGTGAAGATGCAAATTCGGCTACACTTTTGAATCCTGACTCATGCAGGATATCTGTATCTCTCGCAACTTTCAAAAGATAGCCAATCCGAACAAAACCCTCAGATGCTTCTTTGATTTCGTGATCCATGGCCTCTTGAAATGCCTGGAACCCTTTAATTTCTGTTAATGCTGTCATTTTATGCTCCCACCTCCATTAAATCTGCCATTAACAATGCCCGTAACTGGCGGTTTCTCTCTGTTCCTTTTTGCAGCTGATCCATTTCCTCTGCCCTCTGCTGTGCAGACTGTGCGGCCAGCTGCTTGTCCCTCTCTTTTAGGCGCTTACGAACCGCCACCTGCCATTCCCTCAAGTATTGATTCACAACCTCAATATCAGGCTGGCGGTTATACTCGGAGCGCTTCTGGCGGACTGTGCCGCCTGGTTCGACTTCGAGCGTGTACCAAGCTGTCTTTGGATCGCGGCGCAGGAACAGGATATACGTTTCTTCCGTCTGGATGCGCTCGTAATATCTGTCCGATGCGCCGGCACAATGATGCAGCTGGTGAGAATCATCCACGATATCCATCAGAGTACGCGGTGTGATGATCTGCCATCCATCACCTTGATAGTCGTAGATATCCTTGATTCTGTCGAGAACTTCCTGTGCTCCCGGCCATTTCTCATCCATTTCTCGTGCTGCAAATTCTGACTTGTGGCGGTTATACTCGTCGACCAGCTGATCATGGCGCAGCTTTAAGTCTTTCGGTGCATACACGATTTCATCTCGAATATCCATGCCCATCTTTCGAGCTACAGAGATATAGTCTTCGTAGTATGCAATAATGGAGCTTGGTGTGTCGTTCATCAGCTTTTCTTGACGTTCTACGAAATTCAGACATTTTCTTGGAGACATCAAAGCAAGCATAGTTTCAATTTTGTTTGGAGCGATACGCTTTCGTTCAAGATCTTTCAATGTCTCTGTCTTTAAGGCTGTTTCCGGATGCTTTGCTTTCCACTGCAACCACTCAAGGGTAATTATGCCGCCGTTGAGCTGTTTGAGACGACCTATCGCGTTCTTATCCAGTCCAAGTACTTCCTCTGGTGTTTTTCCTTCGAGATTGATTTTCCCTCCGTAGCTGTAGCAGCTCATCTTAGTAGCATCCTGCTGTGCCAGTTTGGTTAGCCCAGCCAGGCACAGCTGTGCATATACTGGAGTCTTGCGCATCATGATCCAGTTGATCGGAAGTTTCGCTTTTCCTATATCCCACAGCTGTGCGACTTCATACCCAGAATTTCGAAGAACTTCCTCTGCCTGCTCTGGGTACAGATACGACGCATTCCAGCGACGGTTGCACGGGTTAGCGTCCCACCACATTTCTCCCCACTGGCGATAGTAGACTTTTCCGGGTTGATATGGCATCCACACCCATCGAATCATTTCTTCAATATTGACCTTTTTGCCATTTCTGTTCCAATGGATGTCAATTCGATATAACCGCTCTGCAAGGCTGCCATCGGGCTGTCTTGAGAATGCTGTGACCCAATCGGTCTTTTCTATCTGCTTTCTTCGAGTCATTGTGGCTACCGTCTTTCCAGAGCACATAAACCGCTGTAGATGCTTGTATTTTCCTGTGTGGTTTTCCCTGCAGGCAGTACAATAATACAGAGCATCTATCTTGAAAGCATATTCCCAAGGAGTGATCTCTTTCAGATACCACTCCTTAATCTTTTCTGTCTGATCTTCAAGCAGCGACATCTGAGCATTAATCCGGTCTATCTTTCGATCCATCTTCCGGCTGTATTGCTCTTTGCTGTACTGGCTTTCAGCTTGATTGATCAGCAGTCCAATATCGTTGTACTCCTCGAAGAAAGCATGGACCGTTTTCTCATCCTCTTCTGAAACTCTCATATCAGGCCACCCATACATGTGAGAACTACTATCACAGATCTGATTTCTCAGCCTTTTGATGTGCATGACACCGTCTATCTCTGCTACGTATTTTCCTGTTTTATCGACCAGATGTCTTCCCTTAAACTTTCCGTCATTCCAGAGGTGGAGCATCAGGATATCTTTCTCAGTATATACACGAGCAAAAACATCATCTTCCTTGTATGACTTCACTGGGATTGCCATTAGATGCTTTTTGGCTGTTCTATCCATGGTATTACCCCTTCCTCTGTAATGTGATACCAGCCGGGAGCTGCATCCTTGATTCCTCTCAAATTGCCATTTTTCAGATCTACCAGTATAACAATTCCCGTTTGCTGTGTTACTTTTGCCTTTGGATCATCCCCAACTACAATGAGAACTATGCAGTTCATCGACTGCATTCCAACATTCTTGCACACGGTAAAGCTTCCGTGTCTTTCCTGAACGCGTGTTGGATGGTCATACATATACAATGCGCACTCCATGGCATATTCCATCAAAGTTAACTGCTGTGCCGGAATCAGCTTAGTTGTGGAGATCTTGCTATCTACGCTGTCCTCATCAATATCGCCTACGGCTTCGCATCTCCAAAACTCATTTTTTCCGTCCCAAGAATAATAAGACAGGCAGTCCAACGGATCCTCTGCCGCATGGATCCCGTTACGTGCACAATTAGCGATTGCCTCTGCGTTAACCTGACCTGGTTTATAATGATATTCCTTGCAGACCATACCCGGTCCAAATGCTTTATATACTGTCATAGCTTATCACCTCCATAGTATGCCTTGATAATTTCTCGCGCACGCTCTTTGCTGATATCTCCCATGTACACTGTCGGGATACCTGCTGCAGCTGCGATCTCATCCGGAAGCTTATAGCGTGTTTTTGATGCCTCTGCTACCAGTTTTCCCAAGCACTCTGTAAGGCTCTTTTCTGGATTGCACGCGGCGATCTGCATCTCTCCATCCTGAGAAATCATATATACAATCAAATTTTTCATTCCACTCAGTGTTGTAGAGAGATTAATGTTAAGATGATAAGATTCTACTCTGATTTTTCCCAGTGCAGCCTCTACCGGAGTGACAAATGTGTCAACTACTCCGTCTGCATAATCTTCTGCATCTTCCTTGGCTAAACCATTTTCCTCTGCTAAGAGGATGAGGGACTCAATGTCCCCCTCCATTTTCAATCCCTCCGCTGTCTTATTCAGCTCGTCAAAGGTCATTGCTCCGAACTTATCAAACATGGTGTCTCCTTCCCTAATGTTCAGTTATTTCTTGATATTCTTACTGTCTTGGCTATTTCGCTTCGCCACCATAGTAATTTGCGATGATTTTATATATCTTCTTTTCAGGCAGATCCCCAATATAGGTAATTTGAGTCGGAAGGTCAGCAGCTTCTACAAGAACATCTGGCAGTCTATAACTGTCTCTAGCTGCTTCTTTGATAATCTGTCCGTAACACTCAATCAAATGCTTGTCTGGATTGTGTACGGGGATTCTCAACTTGCTATTCTCGATAAGTGCCTGAGTAACCACATTCTTCAGGCCATTCAAAATTTCAGATGCTTCTGGTGATTTTGCAATCAAAGCCTCTGATTCCACACTGATCTTTCCGAATGCCGCCATAAATGGAGTTGCAAGCTTTCCCTCGATCGCATTCAGATAGCTGTCTACATCCAACTCATTTAATCCATTCTCCTTGGCCAGAAGGGTAAGTGATTTAATGTCTCCCTTATCCTTCAGTTGTTCTGCTTTCTCCAGTAATTCATCAAAGGTCATTGCTCCGAACTTATCAAACATCCTCTTGTACCTCCCCTAAGTAATATTCTTCAACGATTTCCTTTACTGACTTCTTGGACAAATCCGGAATCGCCAGCTTTCCCCATGGTGTAGGATCCGGCAGTTTGTCAGGAGTCTGCACAAGTACCTCCATCAATCTGCACAGACAATCTACTGCTGACTTCTTGTCCGATTTCATGACTGCTTTCTGCACTTCTATGTTGTCTCTTACCGCATAGCGAAGCATTCCAATCATTCCGCAGATCATGATGGACTCTCTTGAATCAATTCCATCCAGTTCTACACGGAGTCTTCCCATCGCTGCATCGGCCAAATAGGTCAGCTGCGACTTTTTTCCATGCATGTACCATTCTGCATCTACCATGCACAGACCATTTTCCTCAGCCAGTGTTTCCAGCCCTTCCAGATCTCCTGCCTGCTTGAGCAATGCTGCCTTTTCATTCAGCTGCTGCAATGATTTCATTCTTCCATACTTGTCAAACATTGTGTTTTCTCCTTCCCTGGAGCAGAAGCCAAGCACCGTGATACAGTATCTTCGTTTCTGGTTTCTCAACGCCATAAAATGCATTAAACCTCCCGATCAGACTCACAATCTGCCTCTGCTCCTCATTCAATCCTGACTCAAAGTTCTCCCAGGTACCTACTCGAACTACTTCTTTCAGTTCAAACCAACTTACCATCCAAGGTGTGTCATCTTCATTTTGATCCAGCTCATGCTCAATGGTCTCCATCCGTCTCTCCCTTTGTACTCCATGTAAACCACATGCGGATATTTCTCGCGAACGATAGCTGTTACCTTCATTGGACTCGATTCTCCAACATCTAAATCAAAGTGAAATCTATCACCGATCTGTGTCTGTTCGCGCAGCTTTTCCGCTCCTTCCTTTAGGTGACTTCTTTTTACTGGCCTTTCCAAAAGCTCCTTCTCCATCTGTGTCCTCCATATTGTCTATTTTCAATAACTTGTAATACTGGTACAGGTACCCGCTTACTTCCGATACTCCTGATACCAGCGATCCTTCCACGATCTTATAGCCTTTAGGGGGCTTCGGTTCCTGTCGGAATGACTTTGCCTTGATCCTCTTTCTCTCTGGCTCCGGGTTGATCAAATTACGACTGCAGGTGTACCTCTGCTTTCTCGTGCTCTCCGAATCCCGGAATGTCTTCTCAGTCTCCTTGATCAGATACTCGGCAAGTGCTTCATAGTCTCCTGACTCGTCTAACAGCTTCATGTCCGGTCGTCCATGTGGCCAGTTCTTTTTGAGCAGCTTTGGTGTCTCTGGCAATCCGTTCATAACAATGTGGTGATGGATACGCTTTCCCTGCCATTCTGTCACCACTATGTATTTCAGCTCACTTCCAAGCTTGCGGTAATCCTCTCTCATCCCTCGGATGAACTTGTCCAGCCGTCTCTTTGCCTCTTCCTGATTTGGTGCATCCCCTTTATAGGTCAGCGTAGTGAAGTAATCATCCTCTCCAAAGTTTGCCTCCAGCTTTCTGGCTAACAGCCTCTTTGCCTGAAGGTCATTCTCCTTCTTTTTTTGTTCAGGAGTCGGAGCTTTTCTCTCTGATCGCTTTTCCCCTGTGGCATACACCCTCCTTTGGTACTTCTCCACCCATACCGTTTTCCTGCAGCGGTATATCTTTTGATAGTACATATACTTCTCCCTAAAGTTAGTGCCCTAATCAAGTCTCAACGGGAGGAAAAACCTCCCGTTTTTGCTTGCCTTTTCCGGCAGCTTCTGTTATACTTATGTTGGTTTTTTACTTGTGCCGCTGACTGGGTTTCCCGACCCGCAGCGGCTTTTTCAATGTACTGCTTATTCCATCTCCGCGGCTGACAATATGTAACTCTTCATCGGTCTCTGACAATACCAACCAGTCCGACCAGATCAGTCCGGCAGCCATGATAACTGCCTTCTGATCACGTGTTGGCTTTGTTGCTTTGCTCTTTCCCATTGTGCTTCTCCTTTCGTTAAATCAGCGCAATAATCCATCCGATCATAACGCATACCACCGACCATGCAACCATGTTGATTGTGTTCACGATCGGCTGTTCTTCTTCTGCCGCTCTCTGCTCTTCCTCCTGCATCAGGCGACGCAGACGCATCTTGTTACGCTCTGGATCGCTCATAAAGCTTGGCACCTGTGGTGCACGGCTCTGATCCACCTCGTCCATTACAAATTCACCATTTACCTTTACAATTTCAAACATGATATTTTCCCTTTCTTCTTTAGCCTGAGAGAACATCTAATATCAGCTGCTTAAGCCTGCTTTAGAAGCATTGGCAGTGATAAGTTCCTCAGCTTTGTCTGCATACCATAGAAAAAACTCAGCTACTTTTGTAGCTCTCTTTTCCAACTCTTCACCAAAATACTCTGGTGTTGAATCATACATCTTGACACCATTCATGATGCCCATAAAACTAAGTCTCGGTCTTATCTGAGACTGATCTGGCTCGGGATTTCGTTCTACATACATATACTTTGTCTCCCTTTCAAGTTGTTACATCTTATGTCTTACTACTTGTCCTTTAAGACACAGATTCTTAAGTTACAAGGTCGGCCGACCATTCCCCCCTGCCGGAATCGAACCGGCAGTACACCATAGGGGATAATATATCTTGACTTCCTATCTCTTCTGCCCTATTCTTGTCTTACAGGCTGTTGCCGCAGCCAAGTACACACAAAGGAGCTTCTATATGACTATCACAAAACATTTGTTACGCATTCTTCGCTACATACACCATAAGAAATCTGTCTCTTATTCCAAAATTTCAAAGAAATTTGAAAAAGATTCCACATTATCTGAAACACTGGATTCTCTTATCAGAAACGGTTACATTATTCAAATTGGTGGAACTACTAACGAATACGGTGATCCTTTACCTATTTGCAGTAACACGCTATTTAAACTTGATGATTTAGGCATCGCGGAAGTTGAATGCCATCAATGGTTCAATGCTCAATTTGTTTTGCTACAGATCGCCCTTCCCATTGTCATTGCAATCATCACAACTCTCATTACAATATTCCTAACAATGTTGCTATCCCCATCCCTATAAAGCTACCGATGATGCCACCAATAATGGGGATTGCGGCATCTTCAAGGAAAAATTTTATTTTTTCTATCATTTTGCTTCACCTCCTATGTCTCCTTCTTTCTTGACTTTCCTTGTTATCTGTCCTATCCTTTCTTTACAGGCTGCTGCAACAGCCGAGTAAACGAAAGGAGGTTCTATCAATGGATATTTCAACAATCGTAAACATAATTCTTTGTGTACTCTCTTTTCTTCTTGCTGTTATTTCTGTAGTAACTGTCATTATTACGCTAAAACAAAACAGCAAAATGATTGAAGAATCTTCACGCGCTGTTATTAGCATTTATGGTGAGTCCATCAATACAGGTAGTCCATCATTTTACTTTGTCATGAAAAATTTTGGTCATTCTCTTGCAGTCATCACCAAATTTGAGTCAGACTTTGACTTTTCAAACTGTTATGGCTTTAAAACTGACAAGAATTGGCTACAAACTTTAAATGGTTGTTCGATTGCTCCTGGCCAAGCTCGAATTTGTAGATTGGATTACAATGCAATTACTCGTCCTATTACCTTCAAACTCGAGTATAAGTCTATCGGTAAAACATATTCCGAAGAAATGACTATCGACTTAAAAGCTGGTACAGCAATGGTGGTTCCTAAAACAGCTACTTCTGGTAAAGAACTACATACAATTTCATACACTTTGCAAGAAATGCTACAGAAACAACTTTAACTCATTGGCTGAATACGGCTTTGACCCTCTATAGTCATTTCTGTCCTTTTCAGCACAAACTTAGCTTTTTCATAGTTAAGTCCTTCCTCGGCAAACTTATTGACAATGAACTCAACAAGTTTGCCGATTTCTCTTCCTTCCATAACTTCTCCATTCATAAACTGAACATCTTCAGTAATCATGAGCCTATATCACCTCCTATGCTGTTTTCACAGCTCCTCCTGTCGCCAGGTCAAAGCCAATCTTTACACCCTCAAGCTGGGTTTTTAACATTTCTTAAATCAATAGAATTACTTTCTGGTGTGAATCAAAAGGATTTGCACCAGAAGTGTTGCCAACAACAAGCATATCGTAGCCGTCTGCATTATTATTCACCCCCTAAGCGGTCTTGCATATTACCAAACACAGACAAGATAGTACATAACGTAGAAAAGATATTATCTCATCTAAGTGCGCTACTACGTTAAGAACTATCGTTACCGCAGAGATGCAAATTGATATATTGGCTATTCTATTTGCATCTCTGTTGTCATTTACCTTTTTATTTCTCTGCACCGATTCTCCTCCTACGCTACCTTCTTTCTTGACTTTCCTTGTTATTTGTCCTATCCTTTCTTTACAGGCTGCTGCAACAGCCGAGTATACAAAAAGGAGTCATCCCCATGAAATCAACCAATACTGATTCTATAAGTAAAGCATTAGACAAGTTTTATTCTTCTTTTATGACTAATTACGGGCCTATTTTGACTAAGTCTTTTTCAGAAGATATGAAAAAGATTCAAGAAACAGTGTTAAAAAAATTGTCAGAAAGGCCTGTTATATCTGACGATACATTAGCTTTGCTCAATAGGTTATGTAACTCACTTGTTTCTCAGATAAATAAATCACTAACAAATCAGATATCTACATCAAACAATATTTTTTCTGAATATTTAAAAAATTGTCTCACTCCACTTTCTTTTGAAAATGAAACATACTTTATAGATTACGATTCATACAATTATGTTTATCAGACTATATCGCCTGATCAAGAAGCTACATCAACATCTAACTCAAACCGATCTCCTGAGCATTCTCCAAAGAAAATGTCCATTTCTGAATACATTCTATTTATTATTGCAATCTTAGAATTTATAATGAACGGAATTTCATTTTGCCAAGATCAGAATGATGACCAATATTTAAAATCTATTGCTGAATCTCTTGCTCAAATTTGCTCACTATTTGATCAGAATCAAGATGACCGCTTTGAAGAATCAGAACCAGATCTTGAAGAAACTCAGCTTCAACCTTCAAATGATGCTGATATTCCTGATGTAATTTGACATACTTTACATCATTTACACATCCCTGCATTAATGCCAACGCTGCGCACGCTCCAACAAATCCTGTGCGCAGCCTATTAAAATCTTTCTGCATTCCTACCTCCTACGCCGTCTTCTGCTGCAAACTCTTCGCAAAGCGCGCCCCTCTAATGAAATTCAGAAGCTCTCTCTGCTCATCTTCTGACAGCTCACTACAGAACTGCATTATTTCTTCTGTTTCCTGTTTGTTCGATAATGGGAACATGGTCTTTGACTTGATTTTTGATTCTGTTTTCATATTTGTGCTCCTTTCCTTCTCAAATTTTGCAAGTCCTTGACTTGATGAAGTCATTATATCGCCCTTGTTTGCATTTGTCAAGTCATTTCGTATAATATTTTTGTTATGTTTTGACTTGACCAAATCATTTTGCAATAGTATACTGATATGGAAAAGGAGGTTTTTCAAATGGAAGTACATGAAAGAATCAAAGAACTAAGAAAAGATTTTCTGCATCTAAGCCAAACTGAATTTGGCGAAAAACTAGGAGTAAGCCGATCTGTAATAAACAACATTGAGCGTAACGTACTCGCACGTCCAGATCAAAAACTTTCATTAATGAAATTAATTTGTAATACTTTTAACGTTAATGAAGATTGGTTATTAAATGGCACAGGTGACATGTTTGCCCAACCTGCTACCTTCTGCCTTGACGATTTTGCAGCAGAACGGGGCGCTACTTCACTGGAACTTGAACTTATTAAGGCTTATTTTGAACTAGATCCAGAAATCCGTGAAGCAGTAATTAACCACTTTAAGAAACGTCTTTCCCCTGATCCAGCAAAGGCCAAGATCGACAAAGAAGTAGCTGCTTACCGCGCTGATCTGGAGCTGGAAGCAAGACAGGAATCATCAGCATCCGACACGCCAGACGCAAAAGAGGCTTAAAACCATAATTGGAGGTATAATCTATGAATCGCAAACTTGATACCGCACTATCTGTTGTTCGTATACTTCGCGCTGTTCTTGCGCTTGTCACAATTTTTCTGATTATTTCTAAGTGGAGATGCGAAAAATTAGAAGCATCCGATATGCACAGAGACTGA